ACCTTATCAACCGTGGCTTTCCAAAACTTATCATCATTACTTTCGTATGCGTTTTTATTCAACTTCTCAAGTTCTTGGGTCAGCTTTTCAAAGCTGGATGTTGCTGAATTTTTTAAATTTGCAAATGACATATTATGATACCTCTTATATATTTCGTTGTATTTTAGTTTTATTTTTCTTTTATTGAAAGATATTTTGTGCCGCCATCCCAATTCATAAACGGAATATCAATATATTCTATATTATGATTGTTGAATTTTGGTACAAAGTCCTCCGCGATGTATTTATCATTATCCATATTAAAAATCAAATTAGAATAAGCAATCAACCAATTTTTAGTCCCTCCTATTTTATTTAAAATGTTTTCTCTCAGCTCCAACGGCATCTCAGTTAAAGCCCATGTTGATATACACAAATCAGCAGGTTTTAATTCTTCATAATTAGAAATGTACTCTATATTTTCAAGACCCAACTGTTTATGATACCATTTTTGTATTTGTATAACCTCCGGAAAGTCATAGATTATATACTTACCCTTGAACCCAAGTTTATACACAATATCAGCCATTTCACCAATACCAGAACCAATATCAATAATAGTATTCAAGCCCTTGATATCTTCAACCCAATCAGTGTAAATTAAATGGGCTGCATGTTGTATTCTATTCATGGTGGTTTTAACATCATGGAAGATAGAATAGAACTGATTATAATCCATTTCTGTCATACCAACCATCGGTTCAACCAAAGCATTCTTCAGTACATCGTTTTCATTTGCAACATTGAGCACTATCCTGACATAATCAGAAAACACGGCTCTTGTCATAAATGGAATAGTCATTACTGACCCCCATACTTTAAATCTTTGCAGTGGGAGGTTTTTGTAATCCTCTTCAAATGCCACCCTCATTGTATCCCAAAACGTGTTGCCATTCTTTTGTTTGGCTTCTACAATTCGTTTGTATGAATCTTCGCTGGAAAAAAGTGGTGCAGGTGTTGCCATCTTGGGGTGCAGCGTCACCTTGGGTTGCGTGTTATAAGTAAAATACTCCATCATTCACCTCATTTAAATTTTTCTTTCAGTATCTTTTTACATTTAAAAATGTCATATTTGACAAATGGTTTATATTTAGTACACTTCATATAAACCTCTTTCCATATTATTGTATCTGATATCTTTTTATTCCAATATGGAAAAAAGTTGAACACATCATTCAGTATTATCAATGTTTCTATATTTACCTTATTTCTCAAATACATCTTTAACAAGTTTGGGTGTTGCCCATCATTTATTATAATATTATCATCAAATATAGTAAATAGGTTTTCTAAATCATTTGAAAAATAGTATGTCAATGCTTCTGTTTTTTTCTTGTGGTTTATATATACCTTGTCACTATCATCATCAAACAAATCCCCAACCCACTTTACATTTCCCCCGATTAAATTTGAAATTAAAAAATTTTCTAAATCTTGTTTCTTGGATAATTTGTAAAAATACCCCTTGTCTTTTCTTTTTTCAAAAGACTCAACCTTTACACTTGTTTTCCCTTGGTATTTAAAATAATCATAATTACTTGTGAAGTGATTTTTAAGTGAGATGAATTTTTGATATGCATCAAATGGTGTCATATTAAACAGGTAATTTTGCACTCTTGGGTAGGAAATTCAATTCTTCATAATCCATTCGTATCTTAGATTTCATGACAGGAATCATTTTTATAATAGATGCAGCTGTTTCTATTTCTATGTTGTTACGCTCACAAAAATGAATAACCGCATCCACATAAGATACTCTATCTTTCAGAACTATTTTTTCAATATCCCGTAAAAACTTACTGCTGTTTTCATTAAAAACTATTTCTAATTGGGTTTCTTCTATCATTTATGTACCTCTATATAATATAATAACTGATATGAGTAATAATATAAATAGGTTTATCAAATATATTAGGAGGATTTTATGAGTTTAAAAAAATTGCAAGAACGTTGTTCAGTTACCCCAGATGGTGCATTTGGTCCTGGAACGTTCAAAGCTGCAGTAAAATTTTATGGTCTTTCTGATTTTAGAGCAGCACATTTTTTTGCACAAACCTCGCATGAATCTGGTGAATTTAAAGTCTTCATGGAAAATTTAAATTACTCTTCAGATAGATTAGATTCAATTTTTCCAAAATATTTTAAAAATGCAGGAAGAAACGCAGCAAATTATTCTAAACAACCAGAAAAGATTGCCAATGTTATCTATTCCGGCAGAATGGGTAATGGTGATGAAAAATCTGGTGACGGCTGGCGGTATAGGGGCAGAGGTGCTTTACAATTAACAGGCAAAGATAATTATAAACTGTTTTCTGAACACCTAAAAAAACCAGAAATACTGAAGGAACCAGATTTGGTTGCAACCGATTATGCATTTGAATCTGCATTATTCTTTTTCGAAAGAAATAAATTGTGGACAATATGTGATAAAGGAATCACAGATGCAGCTATCAAAGACTTGACAAAGAAAATCAACGGTGGTCACCATGGTCTGGAAGATAGAATGGAAAAAACCAAAAAATATTATTCTTGGTTGCAATAAGAAAGGGGGAGTTTCCTCCCCCATTTTTATTATGCCGCATCAGCGAACTCTAATGCAGTGTCCAGTGCCTTAACCTTCAGATTCTTATTAACGCCGAACCATGAAGACTGCAGCCTAGTATCAGCCGACCTACCGATAACATGGTCAGTCATGAACGTGACCGCATTAAATGCCTGCCACCAGCTACCCTCAGCAAAATTACTGCCAGGCTGCTGAACAATTACCTGCTGAGCAATCTTGGCATTACGACTCTGCTCCTTCTTTGAGCTTTCATTAATCGGGAATATACGATTAAAGTATTCTGAAAGAGTTTCATCGGTATACTTCTTTGAGCCAAGATATGCAGCCATTTCCTTATACTTGACCAACTTTTCCTTAGCGACACCGAGAGTTTCTTTCACGGAATCTGAATTAAATTCAGACCTGTGAGATATCTTTACCATCTGATTGGCACTCATATTAAGAGAAATTGAGAGGGTGTTATTACATACAACCCGTATCGGTGTAAACCTGACATCAATACTCTTACCATACTGGTGGGGATTAGTGAACAACAAGTAACTATCCACCTTGTCACCCTTGAACAATTCAAAAGAATCATTCACCTTGGCAAGTGCCCAAACAATCTGACCATCCCTCAAGGAACCCGCAGTATGCATTTCCATTTCACCAGCTGCAATAAAATCGTTGAAAAATTCAAATGCATCTTTATTCTGGCAGGGAATCCAATCATTGCCTACCACGTCCAGAACACGGTTGTCAGACTTGCGGATAAGTGCAGAGCGGTCTACATTTACTTGCTTACCATCAACGGTAGCATATGCCGGAACTGTTTCAACTTCCCAGTCCAGCTTTGCCGAGATCAGCATCTGCTCAGGAGAAACGTCAGAAGGAACTTTAACGCCCAAGCCATGCCAAGGAGTTTCACCGGCATAAGCAATGTGGGCAAAACCATCTTCACTAATTTCAATCATGTGTGCCATAATATATTTCCTCTTTTATTTAATTTACAATATTATAATACTATATTTACGAAATAAAATAAAGCAATATTTTAGTTTTTAAAATATTAGCGTGGTTCAAGGTGATCCATTGTTGCGCGAAAAGCATCATCAAAGGCGATCCGTTCCGTTGATACTGAAAACATCGCCCTTATGTCATTACGCAAATCTAGGATCGCCCCGCGATTTTCCGGGTTGATAAAGTGGCTTAAGGTTCTCGCAAATTGTTCGCCTAAAATCGCCGCGTTTTTTCCGATTACTCTCATTTTATATTCTCCAGTAGTTTAAAATATTACTGCCATGCTCTTCAATTCTTTAGCACAACGAGTATAATAATTGAGTTTTTGCTGGACTTGTGCTCCGCGGATCTCACCATCACAGGTGATGTTTTCTGGGCTCATGTCACTTTCAAGGATGTCTGCAATCATCTGACAATCCTTTGAGTTGAGAAGGCTGAGTGACTCTTTGCCCATGATGTCTCTCCAGATATTAATATTATCTACATATTTCTGGATTGAACTGTTCATCTTTGATTCCTCTTTACCACTTGCCATGTATAGCGACATATTTGTTTCCTTTTATTTAACTTATAAACCAGTATAATGTATTAAGGAAATAAAGTAAAGAATTCAATTTCTTTATAAATCAACGACTTATGGGTTTTTGTAAAAATTTTTGATATTTGATGACACTTTTTCGGTGAAATTTGACGGGGATTCTACAAATACTTGCGCACTTCCTGTGCTATCAACAGCAATTAATATGGCTATTTTTTTTATTATTATTCCAGTCATCTCATAAAACATATAAGCATACATTGTTGCCTGTTTAAAATAATCTTCAATCCATTCTATCTTTTTAGGTTTTGCTGAGGTTTTAAAATCTATAACTGATAATTGATTTTTATATTTTGCAATTAAATCAACTCTACCAGCAATCTTTAATTTATGAGAAATTAAAACTTCTTCAATACAATGAATATCATCTATATCAACATCCAGTATTTTTTTAATGCTATTGAACATTAAAATTTCATTGGGCATGTATAAAGAAAAATCCATAGGTTGACCAAGAATATATTTCTCACATAAAGCATGGAATGATGTGCCCCTTTTTGCAGCAACTCTTGAAATTCTATCGGCATTTTCTTCCCCGATATTCTTTCTCCAATTCTTTAGGAAAGTCTTATCAGAGTTATAATCTAAAATGGTTGTTACTGATGGATATGAAAATTGATTGTCTTCTGTTATGTAATGTCTTTTACCATCAACTGTTTTTGTTTTTAAATCTGCAAAAGATATTTTATTATCAAAACAAAAAGATTTGCGCCCTGTATTAAATTCTGTCGATTTGTCCAGCATCTTCTAAAAATTCTCTTGTTATAATATATTTCTTTACAATATCACTTCTGACTATATCATTTTTATCAAATTCAATACAAGAAAAATCACCCATATTTTTTAATATTTTTATAAAATCAGAAAACCCAGACATTTCTTTTCTTTTATTGAGGTCAGTTTGTTTTAAATCACCAGAAAAAATAACCTTACAATTATTTCCTATCCTGGTGATTATTGTATGTAATTCACTGGCAACCATATTTTGTATTTCATCGATAACAATAACACAATCATTCAAGGTAATACCTCTTGTGAATGACGTGGTTATAAATTGGACGGTATGTTTATTTTTTAATATATCGTATGCATCACTTCTATTGAATAATTCTGAAAATACAGTATAATATGGTGCTTCATAAACTTTAGATTTTTCTGTTTGATTGCCTGGTAGAAAGCCCATGTCTCTAGTGGGGACAACACTTCTGACTATAATCATTTTTTTATACTTCAGATCCATTACATCTTTTACCCCAAGATATAATGATAGAAATGTTTTTCCTGTCCCAGCAGTTCCTATCAGCAGTAAATTTTTACCACTGGAATAATTATCAAATGTTAATTTTTGATTATTGGTTTTTGGTACAATTTTTTCAAGTTTAAAATTTTGTATTTTTGGCGTTTGGTTTTTATCAAGGTTATCATTCTGCCGTTTAGTTCTTTTTTGTTTTTTAGACGGTTTATTTTCCAAGTTTTATCCTTAAAAATCGTTGATTTTAGACCGAGGGTGCGCCTTTTTCATACTCTTAAGTAAATCTCTAAACCCAGCTGCAGGTTTTGTTATAGTTCCGGCATAACTCATGGGCGGTGCACTATGTATAAGTTGTTTGACATTATTGTTTTTTATAAACTCTTCCCTTTCCGACATATGACAAATTTTATCAAAGACTTCACCAGTTTCTAAATTTTTAAAAGTGTATGTTGGCATAATTATTTATTATTCCTATAGGTGACAATGTTTGTGTCATCATCGTAATCATCATTTTCAAAAAAATAATTAATATTTTTTGTTTTTAATGCGTTCTTTATTTTCTTTTCTTTTCTATGAGAAATTTTATCAGCATTGATGAAATTATTAGCCCTTTCTTCTTCCCGAAAAACTTTATCCTTTGCACTTTTGCTCATACAAGTATTAATCCTCTACCAACCCTGGGAATGCTTTGTTTATTACCTTTTTATTTAGAGTTTTCGGCAACTTCTTATCCTTTACAGCAATCAACAATTCTGCATCTCCAGGATGCAAAGACTCTAATAAATTGATATACAACATTTCCCTTTTAATTTTTGTTAAATTTGTATTGCCACTTTTCAAAAACAGATACAACCTTCTGGTTTCATGATATAACATACCCTCTTGGTCTAGGTATGTGGATGGCTTGTAGGGTGGCGCACCTTCCGGCAAATCCCACTCTACGTTTTTTGAAACAGCCAATTTTAAAAGTTCTTTCATAGGTTCGTTTTGATTTCTAATCAAATAATCCACTCTAGAATCTACATCAGTTATTTCTGCAGCTTCCTGTATTACCTTTGATATTGCTTTTCTCATTTAAAAATCACCTATGGTTTCTAATAAATTTTTCAATTTCATTTCTATGAAATATGTCATTAACATATTCCTTGGTTTGTCAGATTGACTATTATAATCTTCTACAATTTTTTCTTTTATCGGCACTGGTGTCATGGATAAATCTATCAACTGTTTATTGCGACAATAATTCCTCAACATACTAGAATCACAAAATTCTTCTGGCTCTTTTGTAACCCAAAAATCCAGCTTTTTCTTCATCACAGATGTCTGCCTCTTCCCGAGAACAATACAGTCATCTGGCGAAAGGAAGTTTGGTACACCGTCACCAGTATCACCTCTCATAATGTGTTCTTTCATATATTTAGCTGGGTCGTTACTTTCTAAAAATTTCTTTTTTATCGGATCATACTGTTTAACATTCATATGAACCTGGAGCTGGATGAAGTCTTTATCACCAGAAACTATTAGGAACTTTTCGCCGGTGTTTGCGTAAGTTTCTACCAGCGTCCCTATAATATCATCTGCCTCAGCACCTTCTATTTCTATACATCTGTAGGGAAAATATGTCTTCAATTCACCCTTAATTTTATTAAAAGATGTAAAAATAGAGTTCCAATCCAACCCCATGCTCTCCCTGTTCTTTTTCCGGTTGGCTTTATAATAGGGAAATATATCCTTCCTCCAGTATTTTCTGCTATCACAAGCTATTATAACATCGCCATATTCAGATTTAAATCGTTTTACATAAGTCCTCAGGCAATTGAGTATCATATGACGCAACAAATCTTCTTCCACTGTCACGGTTTTATTATCAATCTGTGTCATCAGATTGGACACCATTATTTGACTCAAATCAATTATTATCATTATCATCGCCTTCTTTATTTTTTAATTTATAAGAAATATCATTGTCTTCCATTTCAACAACAAAAAGACTATTTGCTACTTCTTGTAGAGGGTGTGGCAGTTCTTTATCTGCGCATATAATTGCCTTTAGGGTTTCAACAAACAAAGCAAACAATGGTAAATTACTTATCATATGTTCTTTTGATTTATTAAAATCAACACCGTTATTTTGTAACACATCAATAGTTCCCAACACCACCTTATCCAAGGTGTCGTCTACTATATCTTCCTTTGATGGTCTACTCACAAGTTTCCCAGTAAAATTTAAGACATTGCTCATTTGGTAACCCTTAACAATATTGTATGTTGGTTGATTCTTCCAGTAGTTGTTTGCGGTTTGGTTGTCACGCTATCCAGGAATTTCCTCAATGCAATCTTACCGCCTTCAAGAACACTCTTTACACCAATTTCCGGTTTGCGCAACTTCTTAGTTATAGAGGCATTTTCATCAAAGTTGATGATAGTAGTGCCCTTGACTGACAACCCCGAATGTGTGTTCGTTTGATACAAGGTAATTGTTTTATAATTGGTATTATAAACCCATAATTGTTCAGCACCAACTATATCAGTTGGATTGATACTGACCAATTTCATTTCTGGAAACTGTTTTAGGAATTGCAGCTTCTTAACAACTTCTGTAACCAACCTTTCTTTCTTGGCGCGTGGTTTACTGACTTTTGTTTTCTTTTTATTATTAACATAATTTTCTATGTCACCCAAAAGATTTGTATAAAACTGAATCCACATGCCACGTTGATCACCATACCCCTCAATGATCTGTTCATCGTCGGTTGATATTTCATCCAATCTTTCTTGAAAAAACTCTTTAATATATCCGCAAACTTGCGGTGAAACGTCCTTTCCTAACAAATATGAATACACATCAATTTGTTTACTGTTGTCGACAATGACAGTATCAATCATAACTTCAATATCAGAAATATAAATGTTAGATGAAGACTTTATCCTGTCTTGTATATTTACTACTTTCTTTGGGGCATCCTCAGCTGATGGTTTGGCGACAGGCATCCTTTCCGATATCTTACTCTTTATATAAGATGTCAGTTTGGTATCCAATTCATTGCCATTATTTACAATACGACATAACCATGCAGCAGTTGTGGGTACTTGATAAGTTGAAATTGAATCAAAGGATTCGATTGCTTCTTTGGTATAACTTTTCTTTTTCATATATTGGATAATATACTTTTTCGCGGTTTCTTCATTACAAGAATAATTATACCAATTAAGCACTTCGACCAAGTCGGAAGTGTCTTTCACAATTATCGGTTCATCACCAATATGCAATTTTTCAAACGTTTGATTTTTCATAATTTACCCAATTTGCTTTAGTTTAACAATCATAATGTATTATTAAAATAAAGTAAAGCGGTTTATTAAGTTATTGGTTTTTAAGGAATTATATCTTTAAATTGGGCTTTTAGGGTTTTTGCAATGATATGCATAATAGCTTGATGCACATCTTCTGTAGCCTCATACTCATCTATATTAACATGAATAGATATATCAGAAAGTTCTCTACATTTACCACCAGAAAACCCTGTCAGTGATATGGTTTTCATACCCATATCCTTGGCTTTCTTTATTGCACTAACCACATTTGGGGAATTACCACTTGAACTGATTGTAATTAAAACATCATCTTTTTTTGCCATTCTTTCTATTTGATAAGAGTATATCTCATCATATGAAATATCATTTGCTATAGCTGTTAAAAGTGGTATGTTTGTAGATATTGAGAAAACTTGTGGGTTATATTTACCAGAACAACCTTTGAAATAATCACACGCCCAGTGTTGGGAGATGGAAGCTGATGCCCCGTTTCCACATGTTAATATTTTTTTATTATTTAAAATAGCATCTGATATAACTGAAACTGCTTTTTCAATTTGTTCTTTATCAATACTGCCAAATCCATAACATATTTTTTTAACATGCTCGTTAAAAATGTTCATATTATCCTCGGTTTATTATTTTTGTTCCATCTATGGATATTTTAATATCCAAACAATCTTCAAATTTAGACCTTAACCACGGTTTATTTTGAGTAAGAGCAAGTATGTAACCGCCACCACCTGCACCCAGTAATTTTACAGCATCACTGTATTCACTTACGGCATTGCATATACTATCTATTTCTGGATTAATTATACCATCAATACTTTTTTTCAGTTTCCAAGACAAATTAATATTTTGAACTATCTCATCATATTTTTCATATTGATCTTTGGAGGATGATTGAATGTAATTATATGTATTATATGCCAGATCGGATAATTGATTTATGATTCCAGTATTTTTCTTATCTTCAATATTCAATTTTGATAATATTTCAGATGAATGTCTTTTTATATTGGTTGGGATTAAAATCATATTGTTTTCGATATTTCTAAAATTTACTTTTGAAACACCGATACCATTAGATCTGAATGTAATTAAATTAAACCCACCAAATGCTGATGCATATTGATCCTGTTTACCTATACGCCAACCGCACATATGCAACTCAATATAAGAAGCAACCCTTGCTATCTCATACTCATCCATCTCGTTATTACCCACATATTCATTTAGAGCAACAACCAAAGCGCATGTAAATGCTGAAGACCCAGCTAACCCAGAACCCACTGTTGGTATATCCGCAAACGTTGTTATTTCTACATTACTTACTATCTCATAATACTTTAAACAATTTTTGACAATTTCATTTTGTATGTCGTCAACTTTAGTGACAAGTTCTTGTTTGGAATATGTTATTTTTATATGTCTTTGAGGTGTTCTCATAACAGAAACATATACATACTTATCTATTGCTGTGGATAAAACTGCACCACCATATTCATTATAATGGTTTGGTATATCCGACATGCCACCCAAAAGGCTAACTCTTAATGGTGATCTAACTAATATCATCTGTGTATTCCATTTTTAATGATTGGATTAAACTCTTCCAACGAATTATAACATTATCCCATGAGTGCCTAGAATCGGCATAAAGTTTAATAAATTCTCGGAGATTTGATAAATTATTTTTTCTTACATTATCTATGGTATATTGTAACGAGGCTGCAAATATACTAGTATGGTCTTTAATATCTGTAGAACCGTCATACATTAAAGTTAAACCGCCTGATGTTTCTGGTAGAGCAGCTAAATTCGGGTGAACACAAATACAACCAGCAGACATAGCCTCTATTAATGACCTGCATGAAGTTTCTTCCCAAATACAAGGATATGGGAAGATATGCGCTTTTTGATACGCTTCTCTAACAACATCATTAGATTTCCAACCATGATAATTTATTTGCGGGTGTTCTTCACACATTTTAAATATTTGTTTGTATTGTTCATCCCTACCTTCCCATTTTGAACCATATATACCAAAAGAGGAAAATACATCCAACTCTATATCAGGGTTTGATTTTGCTAGTTCTATAAAAACAGGGACTAGAATTTCCAAACCCCTATGCGGTGTGGCTGTGTATATCATTCGAATCTTATCTTTTGGCTTTTCATCCAAAGGAATTGGGTCAATACCTGTTAAAATTACCGCGCTTCTAGTATCATATGGTATAGACAAATGCCCTCTGAATTGTTGATATTGCCACTGGGAAGAAAATACCAATTTATGAAACGAATTTCTACTATTTTCATTTTTTAGATGCGTTGATTCTGGATCAAGCGGCAAATCATGTAAGTGCAATATACGAATCTTTTCCGGATCTAAGTTTCTAACTCTTGATGTTATTATTTGAATCCCATCCAACTCGTCCCTATCCAACCTATCGAATATAGATCTGGTGGTTAATTCAGTGCCACCATTTGACTCTGAATTTAATTCATTGTATTCTATCAAGTCTTGATTCTTTAACATTTGGTTTCCTCAAAAAAATTTAAATCATTTATCGCTTTATCATCTACCCAAATATCATAATTGGGTTTACCAAGTCTCAATTCATGGTATAAACATCCCCACTCTTTTAATTGTTTACTTGTAAGTTCTGACCAATCTAGCCCAGTTGACGCCCCTCTGGCTGTCCAATATATTATGGTGTGACCTTTTAGGTAAAGTTCATTGACACAGTTTATTCTGGGTTTAATAGGTTCTGAGGTATGATAGGAACGGTGACCATCTACTAAAGGTGTGTTGCAAATTGTACCATCAATATCAAAAATGTAAATCATCTTTAATCACTATTTTTTCTAAACTATCAATTTTAAAACTTCTCCAACCATCATTATCCAAATCCCAAACTGAAACAACATTATTATTAATTTTTCGTCCCAGACCAACTGACTCTGTTTTTGGTGCATCTGGTATAGCAGATTCCCTTAGAGTGCAGTTCATAACCCTTTTTGATCCGTCCACTTTAGTGAATGAAACCTCAAGATCGCTTATCTTCAATAACGCTATCAGTTCTTCTTTTGTATAATTATTATTCATAATTTTTCACCCTCTCATATAGTTCATTAAACCCGCCAATATAATTACCATCCCCATCTACTACAATAGGCACAGTCCTAACACCAGGGAATTTTTCAACAATCCTTTCCATAGTTATATCTACACCTATTTTTAATTCTTGAAATTCTATGTTTTTAGACTTTAATAGAAATTTGGCTTTTTCACAAAAACCGCAATTATCTTTAGAATATATTTTAATCATATAATTGTTATTTGTTGTAGTATATTATAATTATATTACTTATTGTAAATTAAATTAAGTAATAATTCAATATTTCTTTAATTTTTCATAATTATCATTTTAAAATAATAAATGTTTGACATGGGATGAATGTATTCTGCACTGTATTGATTCATTGTAATACTTGTTATTTAATATAGCATCTCTTTCAAGAATGAATTTTGATTCCCAATAATTACATTCACCTCTTGTTTTACATAATTTTAAAATGGTTCTTCTGAAGGTTTCTTTTCCGAATATTTCTATATCTTCCTTTAATGAACCAGAAGAACCATAATACAATTCCCAATCTGAGGTTTTTCTTATCTTTTTGATTTTACCTTTTTTTTGTTTATAACCTGCTTTGGTAAAATACTTTCTTCCTATGTATTTTTTACCATTTGACAGGTTTTCAATTTCATAAACAAATCCATAAAAACCTTCTGTATCACCTTCAAACTCTTTGTCTTCAAACAGCCACATTATTCTTCTAAATCATCAAGATCTTCATCATCCTTTACGCAACCGCAATATGGACAATATGCAATTTCGTCATCGGTTGACCCTTCTCTGGAATTTATAATTTCAAAGTCTTCTTCGCAAATTTTACATGGTTGTGGCATATACTTTCTCCTATATTTAAATATGTATTACGGTTTTATTTCACCGCGCTCGATTAAAATCTTTTTGTTAGCTTGATGCCCTGCTTGAGTTAATTCTTTGTTTTCGCCTTGATATGGTACAGCATAATTATTTTCTATCATCCATTGATTGACTTTAGTTGCATCATCTAGAATAAAAATTCCAAGAATCCTACCAAACTTATCATCATTACTGTCTGGTCTTTGTGTTTCAATAATTACATGAGAACCAATGGGCATCTTTTCTGCCAATTTCTTCTTGGAAAGTTGACCACGAACCTTTTCCTCTGCGTTGGTAGTTCTAGATTCTGGGGTATCAATTCCAGCCATACGGACACGCTGATTTGCTAGAACAATATTGAATCCTAAGTCCAAATCAATTTCAACTGTGTCACCGTCCACCACCTTTAACACCTTGGCTCTATATTGATACATAATATTTTCCCCTATAAAGTAAAATTTTTAAAAGTGTTTTTATCAACATCTTTTTTAACACCACCTATTAAATAACTTGTTATCTCAGTTTCTTGTGGAGCCACTTGAACCTCAGCACCACTAATCCATTTTTGTGTCCATGGTAATGGATTCGATCCTATAGATTTAACATTCAATCCTATAGCTGACATTCTTTTGTTTGTAACCCAATCTATATATTCGTTCAAAAGTTGCTCGTTCAACCCAATCATAGATCCACCCTTAAACAAATATCCTGCCCATTTTTTTTCCTGTTGTGCCACTTCTAAAAATAATCTATTACATTCTTCCTCGGTTTCTTTTTGTATCTTTTCAAAATCGACATCTTCTTTTGGTAGGATTTTCAACATATGTTGGGTTGATGCCAAGTGTACGTTCTCATCTCTTGCTATCAATTTAATAATTTTTGCATTGCCTTCCATTTTCTTAACTTCTGCAAACGCCCAAGAACAAGCAAATGAAACATAAAATCTGACACCCTCCAAAGCATTTACAGCATTTAAACACATCCACAACGCTTTTTTGTGTTCATAAGAACCTACCTTTGCCACCGGCGAAGTGTTAAATTCTATCAACGTATCATAATACATAGAAATGGATTGTGAACAATCTACAATTTCATCAATTTCCAACATCTCATCAAAAACTTTTGATGGGTCTGAATAAATGTTCCTTATAATATGAGTATAAGATCTTGAGTGTATAGTTTCAAAAAATGCCCATGTTTGAATCCAATTTTCTAATTCAGGTAAAGAACATATTGGCACAAAGGCAATAGATGGTGCTCTTCCCTGAACACTATCCAATAAAATTTGCCTTTTTAAATTTGAAGTGAATATATGTTTTTCATGATCTGTCAAACCTTTAAAATCTTTACCATCTCTTGAAAGGTCGATCTCTTGGGGATTCCAAAAAAATCCAAGTTGTTTTTCTGTTAACTTTTCAAAAATTGAATATTTTTGTTTATCGTATCTTGCTATGTTAACACTCTCACCAAAAAAACACTTTTCTTTTGTTATATCTACAGTCTTGGTATTAAAAACCGACATCAACTTTCCTCCAAACTTTTATATTGCCACTCATCAGTACCAGCTACATTCCATTTATCTTTACCCTCAACATTATAATTTTGAGTGCATACTTTAAAATCTGGTTGTTTTGTATCCTTTGGTATCAATGCAGCATCTATCCAAATTATCCTATTATTTGGTTGGGCAGCAAATTGCCCATTATCCAATTTAATTACATTGAATGATTTATGATCTGAATCATATTCAGAAAAATTAATATCCAATTCAGAAGAATGGGCATGGCAATTATCTATTGTGAATAGATATTCACCAAAATGAAATTTCTTATCTTTGCCGAATACTTTACACCTTCCCAAAACGGGTTTCACGATAACCGTTAAACCATAATCAAAACAATCCCAGAGTTGTAAAGTATCCAGTGACAAATCATAGTCTAATTTTTCTTTCCATTGAAATGCTGAAATTGGTAGTTTATCATATAATGCCCCATATTCTGGCAATAAAGTTTCAAAATATAGAGCCTTGTGTTGAACAGATTTGACGGATATCCAAATCCCCTTTATAATCTCACCATGTCCAGTTTTCAAATCATGAAGATATTCTTTTCTTACAAAAAGATGTATGGGTTTTAAATTATGTACAAGATATGCCATTAGTCCCAAAGCCCCTCATAATATTTACCGAAAAGATTAAAACCATTGGATATTTTTTTTTGTTCTATTTTTGCTATTTCCATATCATCTATTCTAATATAAACTTCTTCCATATTTACCTTTGTATCAAAAGAATATATCATCTGTTCTAAAACCCAATTCCATCTTTTAAAATGGTTTTCATCTGTCTCACCAAAATCTTTATTTACTTTTGGTACAGCTGTACTTTTTAATTCGTCAGGAACATCTTCATCATCAGTGAAAGGCGATCCATGCTGTGTGTTTTTAAGTTGTATTAATAAAGGTAATATAATTTGAGCCAACGTATGATCTACATTCCAACTATCATAATCATGAATCTCAACTTTTTCTTTTCTTTTAGATCCTGGTTTTGGCAAATATATTTTCATATAATCCTCAAATTTTACAAGATTCACAATCTTCAATCGGTTGGGTGTAATGGGTCTGATCAGATTCACCAGCCCCATCATAAGTGTTGAAATAATATAACTGTTTGCCACCATACTTATAAAACATCAATATGTGGTTTATCATTTCCGACATTGGTATTTTTTCTTCTTCATAATTCAAAGGATTATATGAGGTATTTACAGAGATACCCTGGTCGATAAATTTTTGCAATACAGCGCATATTTTAAGATAACCCTCGGGGGATGACTGATCCCATAGTAACTCATATTTATTTTTTAAACGATTGATAGATGGTACAACCTGTTTTAATACCCCATCTTTTGATTGTTTAATGGATACTAATGCTCTGGGCGGTTCAATTCCATTGGTGCTATTAGAAATTTGAGCTGACGTTTCAGATGGCATTAAAGCCATTAATGTTGAATTTCTTATGCCAACCTTCTTAACTTTTTTCCTTAACTCACCCCAATTCATATTATACTTTGGTTTCGTTAATTCATCAATTGATTTTTTATAAGTATCTATTGGGAACAATCCTAAAGAATATTTTGTTTCATTGTTTTTTGGACAACTTCCAAATTCTTCCGCCAAATCAATTGATGCTTTTATTAAATAATATGACCAAGCCTCGGCATATTGGTGTATTAATTCCAGATCAGGGTTTGTATAATTTGTTTCATTTTTAGCCAACCAATATGCCAAATTAATTATACCCACACCAAGAGGTCGCCTATTCTTTGTGCTCAATTCAGCTGCTTTAACTGGATATGACTGATAATCCAGTAAGGCATCTAATGCCCTCACAGCAATAGTGCAAGGTTTTTCAAAATCTTCTGGCTTTTTTATTTTACCCCAATTAATAGCAGCCAAAGTACACAAAGATATTTCTCCATCCTCATCATTGATATCGTTCAATGGCTTGGTGGGCAATGTGATTTCACAGCAGAGATTTGACATTCTTATTGGAGCCATTTCTGCAATAAAAGAACCATGATCATTTGCATGGTCAACATTCATTAGATAAATTCTACCTGTATCTTTTCTTTCTTGAATAAAGGAATAAAATAAATCTAATGCTGGTATAGTCTTTTTTCTCAGTCGGGTATTTCTTTCCGCCCTTTCGTATAGTTCTTTAAACTCATCGGAATTTCTAAAAAATGCATCATAAAGCCCAGAAACATCTGCTGGTGAGAATAAAGTTATATTTTCGCCATTTAATAACCTCTCATAAAATAATTTATTAAATTGCACACCATAATCTATATGTCTAACTCTATTATCTTCTGTACCTTTATTATTTTTTAATACCAGCATATCTTCAATTTCTAAATGCCATATTGGGTAATATAGGGTTGCTGCACCGCCACGAACACCGCCCTGACTACAACTTTTGACAGCAGCCTGAAACATTTTATAAAATGGAACCACGCCAGTATGACTGGTATCGCCGTTTCTTATCGTACTTCCAATTGCCCGAATAGCACCAGCCCCAATACCAATACCTGCTTTTTGTGATACATATTTAACAATAGCAGAAGTTGTTGCGCTTATAGAATCCAGAGAATCACCAGTTTCAATTAAAACACAGGAACTAAACTGCCTTTGCGGCGATCTAACCCCTGCCATGATAGGTGTTGGTAAACTTACATCAAATGTTGAAATTGAATCATATAAATCTTTTACCCATTGCAGTCTGATATTTTTTGAATAGAACATAAACAAAGTCATTGAAATCAACATATAAGCCATTTGAGGCGTTTCATAATATTGATTTGTAACCCTGTTCTTAATCAAATATTTCCCTCTAAATTGTTCCATTGCCGCATATGTTAACGTCTCGTCTCTTTGATGATTGATGTATTTGTCTAATTCATTAAATTCATCAATTGTATATTGTTCTGCAATATTATTATCATAATATCCAAGATCTGATATTCTGCTATAATGATTTAAAAGGCTGTCCGGATCATATTTACCATACACTTCCTTCCTCAAATTATAATTTATCAATCTACCCGCGACATACTGGTAATTAGGAGTTTCTTCAGATATTAAATCTGCTGCTGCCTTGATAAGTGTTTCTTGAATGTCAGTAGATTTAATACCATTATAAAATTGAATATGCGTTTTTATTTCCAAGTCGGATACAGATACGCCAGTTACACCATCGCATGCGTGAGAAGCAACTTTATGAAATTTATCTAAATCTAATTCTTCCCTAGTTCCGTTTCTTTTTACAACCTGTATCATATCATCCCTTTTCCTTTAGTTCTTTTATTGCCTCTGATATAGAAGGGAACTGCTGGGAAACTATGTCCCAACATTTTTCTGCTATCAATCGGTGTTCTTTTTGTGTACCGTTGCCCATTCTTAATTCACAATAATGTAACCAAGACCTCAAAGATCCTGACATATAAAGTTTAGTGTGCATCAACCCTTCTGGTAAAACCACCCTTGCCTGTTCTTTTGCTATACCTTTTGATATCGCCCATTCATATGCAGATAAAGATTCCTTGATAATATTATTTTGTAGAGCTTCCCATATTTCCATATCATTGGAATAATGCTTGGCAGTTTCCCCATTTAATTCAATACTATTTTGTCTATTTGTTTTATCTTGTAACCTGAATTCCCTTGTAGAAAATTCCAAACTTTTTGTAGGGTCTGCGTATCTTTGCGAAAATTCCTGAAATGAAAATGACCGATGCCTTAGAATTTGCCTAGATATGTCTCTGGTTGTATTTATTTCTAAAGTCATATTGACAAGTTCAAATGGACTCCAATGTTTATGTTTAATCAAATATTTAATTAAATTTGAAGAGTTTGACATATTGTTCTGGTTTTCTGGGTTGGATACCCTTGCAACATATGCTATCATATCCTCTGCAGTTGTGCAGTCTTCAACAGGTTTTGATATACTAATCAATTTTACATTCATTTTTTATCCCTTCTCCAGTATGTTAAAAACAATTTTGCCTCAGCCCCTTTGAAAGTGTTTTCATCAATCATTGTATGTATTTGATTGATAGGTATACCATTCAAGACCATTTCATTTATATCTTTATGTTCTATTTTGTTTGAGAAAATTGAAACTTTATAACCATTATCTATAGCTGTTTCAATTTTTTCTATTGTATGAGGGTTTCTAGGTTCATTATCGTATAATACTATTATATTATCTTTTGGTAAAGAAGTATATCCAATTTCTGATATTATATTACCGCCAGCAGATGCTATAGCATTTTTTAAAAAGAGTGAATCAATTGGTCCTTCTACTGCATATATGGTTTTACTATCATCAATTTTATCAAGACCAAATATCTTAGGTTTATTCTCATCTAACATTATGGTAATGTATCTCAAGGCATTTTTACTTGACCTGAAAGACCTACCTTGAAACCCAAACAGATTACCCTCTTTATCTATAAATGGTATAATCAATCGTGGTTCTTCTTTTGCCTCATCTTTTATTTTATTTGGAATTATAGAATTAACCCACTCTTTGAATCTGGGGGCATAAAACAATCTATAATGAACCTCTGATGGTATTTTCCTACTCTCGACATACTTTTTGGCTGGGTGTTCTGAGGATAGTTGTGAAATCTTTTTTAATTGTTTCAATGATGTGTTACTGATAAAAGAAGGTTTCTTCATTTTATCAACGAAGTCCTGAAACTCAGATTTCTTACCTCCGCTGTCAAGTAACTTTTCTTTAACGAACTCTAAATATAAGGTGGGATCAAGTTTCTTTATGAACCAAGAAAACCCCATAGAGGAACCACAATTGTGACAATAGAACCTCAAGCCAGATTCTTTGTTATAAATATAACCTCTGGTCTTGGATTTATGGTTTTTGGAATCACCGCAGAAAGGACACCTGAAAGTGTAGGTGTTATTGTTTACTCTTGTAAATCTTTCAAGTCTACCAGATATCAAACCAACATACTTGTTTTCAATCCAATACATAATATAATCTCTTTTATTTTGGGTACATAGTAATTATAACCCAAACCACAAAATCAGTAAATGGTTTATGCAAAAATATAACTAATTAAAAACCCCAAAACTACTGAACCGCCAATTACAGTCCACATCCATTTTTCCATTCTAGAAATTCGTTCATCAAGGTGTTGATGTTGTTCTAACGACTCAGCCCTTAATTCCTTCAAACTCTCGATAATTTCTTTGTTATTTTCTTCGATTTTATTGAATGATTCTTTTTCCGATAATGCTATTTTATTTTGTAAAGTTTCTAATTTGATTTCCATTTCATGCCTTCTTTTTTCTACCAAGCTCATAGTTTCCCTTAGTTGTTCATCATTACTGGAAATTTTCATTTCATGAACCGCAAGTAATTTAGAAACACTTGTAGACACTTCTGTCAGTTTATCTATAGCAATGTCCAACCTATCTACCAACACCCCGACCTTTGCGTTGTCTTTTTGGAGATACGCAATTTCATCTACCAATTTTTCTAATTTATCTTTTGATATCATTTTACCGATACCAACCTTCTTGCGGTAGATACTGTCATATTAGAAGTTGCACCGCTCGAAAGTAATTGTAATGCCGCTATTAACATTAAAATACTTTTTATATCACCCCTGTCCGTTGATTTGTAACGATTTAACAAACTAGCTATCATTGTTATAAGAGAATCCTTTGATGATTCCAAAGAATCCGTTGCTTCTGGGTCTTCTTGTTTTTCCCTTATAAAATCATTCAGTTTTTTCATTTAAATCGTTTCCTTTGGGTTTTACAGATTCTTCATAATAAATAATTATTGCTTTTTGTTGTTCCAGGTATCTTTTTATATCTGCCATATTTAATGACATATTCTCATAACTTGGTACACTTATTGCAAAGAAAACAAGGTTGCCATTTTCAGCTTCAAATTTTTGTTTAAATTCTTCAAAATTTTCTGATGTAACTGCGTACCATTTTATATCATATAATTCTAATTTTTTGGGTCTGGGTTGAGTTGGTATGTTTTTTTCAATAATTTTAGTTTGTACCACAACTTCTGGTTCTTTTGAAAAAAAAGAACATCCAGATATTGCTACTATGAAACTACTCAGTAGTAATTTGTTCAAAATCATTAAATAATTTTTGCGTAGCATCATTTATCCTTGTTTCAATCAATCCAGGTTTTTGTTCTGCCAATTTTGTTAAATTGTGTTTTCTCAATTTACCAATTAACTCATCTTTATATGTTTCTGATTCTCTCAATTTACCATTTAATTCTGAATTTCTTTTTTCATTTTCTTCACTGTCTATTTGCATCTGTTCAATAGTTTCTTGATTTGTTTTTGCAACTATTTCCAATTTTGCATTGTTTTCTACCAATACAGCAATTCTTGCTTGTGTGGTGGTATAATATACATAAGAACCGCCTAACGTGGAAACAAGGAAAAATCCAACAATCAATATACCATAGACATTAAACATTTTTCATTCTTTTTAACAAAGCTACCATATAATCAGTTGATTTTTTATTTTTATTTTTATAATTTTTAATAAATCGTGGCTTAACTCCTGGTTCACCTTTAGACCCATATCCAACACCATCGATATTTCCGGAGCTTACAGCATTAACAGGAGCATCTTCCGAAGTAAAAGTTTTAAACTTTTTCATATATCCCTCAATATGTTTACTATTTTGTTATCCATATGTATATCTGTGTTTAAAATTGGGGTATCACCAATGCCGTATATTTTGTCTGGCATTCTGCAAAGTAGAACTAGAAACGGTTTAAGATATTCATAATAACCTTTTAATTTAAAAAACAATATTTGGGTTGTTGCGTCACCAAAGGTATTATATAACACTATCAAATGGTTTAGAACCAATCTTTCCTTTAATTCACCAGACTCTTCATACTTATTGAATAATCTTTTTAAATATTTTATTCTGTTCAAATCCTCATAAAACTCCACAACATCAACACAGTCATGATTATCGTAATGCCTAGCAGCATATAAGAAAAAATTGGATTCATCAATATATTCAAACATAGTATTTAAAGGGGGAGTTTCCTCCCCCATCAGTTTCCCTACTTATTAAACATCCTTCAAAATAGTGTCTTCAGAGTCATCAGATATTCCACCACCCATGGCTACCAAAGTTTCATATTGTACCCGACCAGCTCTACCGCCAGTACCAACTGTACGGAGAACCCAACCAGTATGACATTGACCCTTGGCAACACCAGAAAGCACGGCTGACGCGGTTGCGGTTTGACCTACAAAATTGTGCCCTGTTTCAGAAACACCCGGAACAACTGCAATATTACTTCCGTTATATGTGGCAGAAAGTTTCAAACCACTGCTATTAGCACTAACGACAAAATATGACGTGGCATTGGTCAAACCACCCGGAACTGTGTTACCTGCGGGTGAAGTGTAAGTGATAATATCGCCGTTTTGATATTTATTAGTTGCTATGGCAACAAACCCATCCCTTG